AGATCGGCGAATGCAGCGATCATGTGTTCTCGCTGAACCTCGCCGGGCGCAAGCCGGGCATCGCTGTCCATGACGCTCCTGCTCCCAAGTACCCAGATGTCCGGGCCGTGATGACGATGCCGCGACTTGCGTGGACGGACAACATGTTCTGCGTGTCGCAGGCTTGTATGCAACTGGGCATACAGGTTCAGAACTCGATCGGAGTCTTCTACGGGCAGGGCATTCAGCGGGTGCTCGAATCGTGCGCGGCGAGCGAGGATGTGAAGTGGGCACTCACGATCGACTACGACTCGATCTTCGACTGGAAGGACATCGTGTGCCTGCGGCAGATCGCCGAGGATGCAGGGCTGGACGCGATCGCTCCGATGCAGGCGGGACGCGAGCGCAATGTCGCGCTCTTCAACACGGTGTCCGAGGACGGGAAAGCAATGGCGGCGACAGCGGAGGACTTCGCCAAGCCGTGGTTCCCCGTCTCGACGATGCACTTCGGGCTGACGCTCATCCGCGTGGAGTCGCTGCGAAAGATGGCAAAGCCATGGTTCAAGAGCGAGCCTGCACCCGATGGGTCATGGAACGATGGTCGAATCGACGACGACATCTACTTCTGGCGCAACGCAAACAAGCACGGGTGGAAACTCGGCATCTCGCCCAAGGTGCACATCGGACACATCGAGTGCATGATCTCGTGGATCACGCCCGACAAGGGCAAGGAGTACCAGTCGATGTTCTCGTGGCTGCGAGGTGGGAAGCCGTGGTATGTCCGCAACCGCGAGCAGGTGTGGCGAATGCCGACCTCGCTCCGACCCTCTGAAGCACAGGTATAGGATTCGGCATGGCAGTCGGCACCTTCGCGCTCATCACCCTGCAGGAGTTGAAGGATCACCTCGGGATCACGGGGGCAGGCGACGACACGCTTCTAGAGCGTGCCATCGACCGTGCGACCGCTCGCATCGAGACCTACATGGGGCGTAATGTCTTAGCACGCTCTTACGCGGAGTGGCACGGCGGGAACACTGTTCGAGCGATCCGCACCAAGCAGCACCCGATCAATAGCGTGACGGGCGTGTTCACGGGCATCCGCACCGCGTTCACGGTGTCAAGCACGGTGGCAAGCGATCTCCGCGTCACGGTGAGCGTCAACAGCGAGGCGGTCGGAACGGGTGCGCCGGGCCTGATGATCTCGCGCACGACTAGCGGTGGCGTGACGACCACGAGCACGCTCGCCTTCTCGACCTATCCCGATGTGACATCACTGGTCGCGGCGATCAATGCACTGACGGGCGTGTCCGCGAGCGTGATCTTCGCCTGCCGCACGGCGCAACTCCATCCCCGTGCAGGCGGTGACTGCCTGATCGGACCAGTGAACATCCACTGCGCCGAGGTCGGTGCGGAGTATGTGTACGAGAGCGACACGGGGATCGTGCACATCCAGTCCGATGCGTTCCCGCTCGGCGATACCTACCTCGCTCGGTTCCCGGCGGCGTACCAGTCGGTGCTGATCGAGTACACGGCGGGATATTCCACCACGCCTGACGATCTGAAGGAGGCGTGCTGCGAGGTCGCGGCGATGCTGTTCCAGACCCGCAAGCAGGACCGCAGCCTGTCGAGCGAGAGCCTCGGCGACTACTCGTACAGCAGGGCGACGATGGCAGAGGTGAACGAGATGCTCGCCTCGCTGCTGAACAAGTACCGGGAGGTCACTTGAGCGGAGTGCGGAGCATGGTGGATCGCTTCGGCGTGTCCGTCACCCCGTTCACCCTGACCGACAACACGGTGGACTCGGGCGGCGCGGTGATCCGCTCGTGGACGGCTGGCACGGCGTTCACGATGTTCCTACAGCCTGCCATGCCACGGGAGTCGGTGGTCGCAGGCGCAAGGCGTGCGACTCTCGATGCTCGCGGGTACTGCGACATCTCGGTGACGCTGACGACGGGTATGCGGATCTCGTTTTCGAGCAAGGTGTACGAGGTGCTCGGCTTCTACACTCCCGACTTCCGCGAAACACCTGATCGGCTCGCGTACCAGATCGTGTCGCTGCAGACGGTGGAGGGCTTGGCGTGAAAGCGAGTCATTCATTCAATGCAGATCGTCTTCTCGGATACTGCAAGTCTGGAATCTATGAGGGACTCAACAGACTCACCCTTGAATACCAGAAGAACATGAGGAAGACACTGAGCAGCAAAGGATCTGGTAAGCAGTACAGAGGCGGACGAAAGCGAAAAGGACGGCTCCGTGCAAGGTCTTCGCCGGGCGAGCCTCCTGCTGTGGACACTGGAGAACTTCGCAGAAGTGTCACGGCCTCACGAGACTTCGATCAGAACCAGTTGAAGATCAGGATCACCGGTATCAAGTGGTACGGGATCTATCTCGACAACCCATCGGCAGGAGGCAACAAACCAGCGAAGGTCGCAGCGCGACCGTGGATTGACAGAAGTAAGCCGCCGAAGGATCAGATCGAAAAAGTCATGGGTGCTTATCTATCGAGGGCAGTCAGGCGGTTCGTGACAGATGCGAGACGAGGAGTTGTGACGTGAGCCAGATCGTCCTCACAAGCCTCTACAACGAACTGACCAGCGCGACAGGCGCAGGCACGGTGTTCCAAATCGTCGGCGGTCGCATGTACCAGATCGAGGCACCGCAGGGTGTGGCCTTGCCTTGCCTTGTGTTCAGCATCAGCGGTAACGAGACCGAGATCTTCATGGGCACGGCGGTCAAGTCGCGGCAGGAGATGACCGCGACCTTCGTCTTCTTCTTCAAGCCTGACTCAGCCGCCGCTGTTGCTACCGCGATGACTGCTGAGGCCGCGCTCTTCACGCTCCTGAACCGACAGTCGCTGCCTCCGTCGGATGCGTCATATACTTCCATCGACTCGTATGTCTTGACACGCGGCGTGCCTGACATTGGCGAGGACTTCATCACGGTCGAAACCACCTACCGCATCATCGCAATAAAGGACACCTAAACATGGCAGCAATCAGCGGCACAAACGGCAATGTCTCGCTCTCAGGCGCAGTCGGACTCATCAAGTCGTGGACAGCCAATGTCGCGCCTGCGGAGATCGACATCAGTGCGTTCGGCAGCGTCGGAAAGCAACGGCTCAACGGCATCCTCGACATCACGGGCACGATCGTGGCCATCATGGACAACGGCAGCAGCCCGTTGTCAACCTCGTCATGGTTCGTGGTGACTTCCACGGGCGCAACGGCGACGCTGACGGCGGAGTCCGGCAACACGATTGCCTTCAACGCGCTCATCCGATCGTGCGACATGTCGGTTGATGTGAACGGCGAGGCGAGCGTGACCTACAACTACCAACTCAACGCACCGTCAAATGCAACAAGTTACGCCGCCTGCGTAACGACGACTTGGTCGTGATCGACTTCTTCGCCAAGCGCGAGACACCCGACGACTGGCGCGTCGAGTGGGTCAAGGACGGAGGATCGGACGGGCGATGGGTGCAGGGCAACATCACGCGGCAGGCGGCGATCGAGGCGGCACTGCGAGCGGCGAACATCTTTAACAAGAGCACGGTCTCCTGCGTTACTATCCGCAGACGCAAGGAGATCACGAGATGGACAAAGCCCACAAGACGCGCATGGTAAAGATCGGGCGGCACACGCTGTCGCTGCTATCGGCTCGGGACTTCATGGAGATTGGCGAGGCGCGATGGCACTCGATCTCGCAGCGCACACTGGAGATGCTGACCGACTCACGAGCCGAGCCTGCACAGCGGGTCGAGCAGATGAAGGCGGTCTACGACCTGCGCGACCGCACGACCACGCTCGCGCTGCAGCACGCAGCAACGATCGAGGGCGCGTTCGATGTCATCGAGCACGCATGCCAGAAGGTCAAGATCGACCCGAGCGAGGACTTGGCAGCGATGCAGCCCGAGGCCGTGATCCGTGCCGCGCTCGCACTCCTGTCGGTCGATGTGGACGGGGAGACCGACTCGGGAAACGGGTGAAGGCGACGGGCGACACGGACTGGTACGCGCTCGCCGCCTTCATCTGCAAGTACGCGCCGGGCTTCGGCGACCCGCTCGACATGCCGCTTGACCGACTGATCGCCACGGCGGATGCGGTGTCTGCAATGGTGAAGCGGGAAGCGGATGCGATGAACAGCGGCATAGGATGATGACATGAGCATGGCAGGTGGCAACCCTTCGATCGAGATCAGCGTGACCGCTCGCATCGACGAGTTGGAGCAGGGACTGAAGGCAGCACAAGCAAAGGTCGATGGCACGGTCGTACCGATGGGGCAGGCTGGCGAGCGAGCAGGCGATGCCTTTGCCAAGAAGTTCGGCGCGGTGATGAAGGCGGCGGGCATCTTTGCCATTGTGCGAACGATGACTGGTGCAGGCGCGGCTGCCTCAGAAGCCTTTGCCAAAGGCGCAAGCGGACAGGAGGTCGCCATTGCCTTCATGGAGGATCTGCAGAAATCGTTGTTCAGCATCCCAATCGCAGGCGACATCGCGCGCATTTTCGACAATGTTCTGAACGGCGCAGAGAAGGCAGGAGAGGCAGCAGCAGAAGCCTTTGCTGCAAAGTTTGAGTCGACAACCGTGAAGATGCTTGAAACACGAGATGCAGGCAAGAAGGCTATAGAGGGATTGCAGCGTGGGGTCACTCGGGGCGAAGAAGAACTCACGCTCGGCATGAGCGAGGAAGGCAAGATAGAGATCGCTCGTCGAGAAAAGATAAGAGACTTGGATGAGCAGATAGCAGAGACACGACAAAGGCAGCAGAAGGAGATGTCCTTCTTCAATATCCAAGGCAAGACGAAGGGCGAGGAGATAGCACTGGAAAAGGCAAGGGCGAACATCGCCTCGCAGTTCGATGCTCAGGTGAGACTTCTTGAGGTCCAGAAGAAGCAGGCGGACGCAAAGGCTGCACAAGACGCAAAAGCACTAGCCGATGGCAAGGCACTAGAAGCACAGACAAAGGCACAGGCAGAAGCAGCAAAGGCGCAGGCAGCAGCAACGAAGGCTGCAGAGGAAGCAGCGAAGGCAAAGCGCGACGCAGATATCAAAGCACTGCAGCAGACGGGCAAGGCACGCGAGGACGCAATCGCGGCCCAGATCGCCGCGCTGCAGGGACAATCGCCAGCCGCACGCGCCGCCTCGATCGGCGCACTGACGCAGCAGTTCGCAGGCAACATGGGCGGCAACATCCAGACCGCGCTCGGTACATTCCGAGGCGGCGGCGCAGCGGTCGCTGATCGAGCGTTCCAGGAGGCGAAAGCGCAGACTGAGAAGCAGG